AGATACGAGAATTGCAAAAGCAAAAGAAAGAGATGGAAAAGCTAAAAGAAAAGTTTGTTAAGATTATTGAAGAGAAAAGTGAGAGTAAATAATATGGCGATAAGAGTAGATACAAAGAAAAAGTTAGAAGATACTCTATCCAAAGTTGGGATAGTCGGAGAGTGGATTAATAGGGATGATTTTGGGTTTAGTAGATTCTACAAATTCAATGCCTGTGGAACTGATGTGATTATAGAGTGGTATTGGAACTACTCTGAAATTCGAGTAGGTAATGCGAGAATGTGGTTTACTCACATTAGCACATATAGTGGTTATCCAAATAGAGGAGAGTGGATTGAGTTTACATACAATGGAGAAAAACCATTACACTTGAAAGTCAAAGAATAAGAGGTATATTATGGAGTTGATTGACAGAAGTAAATTGGAATTAGACACTGAATGGAGTGAGTATTATGACGGTTATATGTCATACTCCCAAAGTCAGATTGATGACGCAGAAGAAATTAAGGCAATCACATTAGATAAGATTAAACAGGCTAGGGAAAAGATGGAAAACAAAAGATATGTAGGAACAGAAGAATCCACAGGTCTTCCAGTGTTAGATTTAGGGGTGACTATGTGTTTAGAAATTTTAGACGAACTAATTAATGAAAGTGAGAAGTAGGAAATTTATGGCAGATGAAGTAAAAGAAAATCAATTAAATCAAAAAGTAATGCAAGCAATTCATAGGATTGAAGATTTATATTTTCATACGAATGGTAAGTGTTATGTATCATTTAGTGGTGGTAAGGATTCAACCGTATTACTAGCACTTATTAAAATGTCTATTGATGTAGGTGTTCTACCACCAGAAGGAATCAAAGCAGTATTCATTAATACAGGTGTTGAAATGCAAGCAACCATAGATTTTGTCAAATGGTGCAAGGAAAGTGGTTATTACAAGAACATTGAAATGATTAGACCTAAAGAGCCATATGCTAAAGTTATTAGCAAATATGGGAAACCAATAAAGAGTAAAATGAAAGCAGAATATCTTGGTAGATGGCAAAGAGGTAGTAGAAGTTATAGCGTAATGTCTTGTCTTGTATATGGAGAAAGCTCAAAGACTGGTAAGCAATTAACAAGAACGAAATTGGCAGCTAAAGATTTCCACATGTTGCACCCTAATTTCGACATTAAAGTGTCTAATAATTGTTGTAAATATCTTAAGAAGGAATCTTCTAAAGATTACGATATAGAAAATAATATAGAAGGTAAAATCCTTGGCATTAGGGGGGGCGAAGGTGGAGCACGTCAATTAGCTATGCTTAAAAGATTGCATGACGGTGGCAAGTTATGTACATATTATAGTGGCAAGATTATGATTAAAGCACCTATCATTGATTGGACAGATGAAGATGTGGATGAATTTATTGAAACATATAATGTTCCATTATCTAGAGCCTATACAGAATATGGGCTAAAGAGAACAGGGTGTTATGGGTGTCCTTTTTCTTTAGATATAGTCGATAACTTAAGAATTTTACATGATTACGAACCACTAAGATACAAGGGTGCTATGCACTTCTTGAAGGACGTATATATTGCCCAAAATGTAAAGCTCCCATTTGATGAAGAATATGAGCAAGAAAGGGAGAATAAGTGGGAAACGGAGTATTTAGATATGCGTGACGAGATGCTAAAAAAATATAGACCTGATTCTAGATTGTTAAAGAAACGTAAGAAAGAACAAGACAAGAAAAAGCAAACTACTATAGATGATTTTATTAAAGATGACAAGAGTGAGGAGTAAAAAGATGTATAGCGTAATAATGAAAAATGGAAAGATTATAAACGTTGATGCAAACAGTCAAGACATGCTTTTCTGACATTATCGAGGCTTGGGATTATTGTCCCATTGTGCCTAGTGTGTATAAAGAATATAGGGTATATGGAAGTTTAAATATTCCTTGCATAGACAAAGAGAGTGAATTTAGGTATATTAAAGACGAGGACTATGATTCATTGAATCGTATTCTTTCAGAAGTAGCTAAAAATACAGAATCTCAATTAACTTATATTACAAATAATCAATCTCCGTGGATTGATGCAAGAAAAAGTGTGACTAATAGAATAACAAATAAAGCTATTAAAGATTATTTTAATGAATGATGAAAAGGGTGACAATTAACAATGACGTTGGAACATGCAATTAATTATTTTGAAGAAGAAGTAGAAGAAAAACTAGAAGATATTCAAAACTGCTTAGAAGTTAATGATATGGAAAGTGTAATGGAATGTGGAAAATGTGTAGAAGACTACAAACAAATCGCTAAGTGGCTAAGACAGTTGCGAAAGGTACAGGAGATAGTTAAAGAATATTTCTACACTCCAACAGAAGTAATGGACTGTTCTGATGCTTTCGATATGATACGTAAGGTGGTAGAGGAAAAGAAATGATTAAATGGTTAAAAAGAAATCCCTGTAAAGAATGTATTTATTATCGCCCAAAGGATAATATCTGCCAATCGAAAAAGTGTGCAAGTTGTGGTTGCCATCCATATGTTAGTTGGATTGACAGACTTTTTTTGCGAACCACTCAAACCAATCAAAAAAAGAAAGTAGAGGAATAAACATGGAATATTACGTATACGCTGGTTATGACGGTGGCATAATTTATGGGAAAGAACGAATTAGAGCAGAGATTCTCAATGAGATGTTACCAGATAAAATACTTATCGGTAAATTTGATAATCCTGTATCTTTTATCAATACTATTATAAATGATTATAGTGATTTTGATTTTAATCTAATATACATTATTAGGATTGCAAGAGAGATGTTCCCAGAAACTAAATTCAAAAAGATTTTCGTTGCCTTGAAGACTAAAGATGGACATTATATCTTGTATGACAAGAAAATGGACTTTGATTATGAAGAGGGAAAATTTGAAATCCCAAATGCAGATATTATTAAAGACTTATCTCATGACAAATTATGGATTTCGCTCATGGTTTATCGTGCTATTCCACCTAGCTTTCTTAAAGATTGTGATTTAAACAATGTAAATGACATGTGGAAAATGTTAAATGATATGGGGTTCCAAATAGAATATGAAGATGATTACTCTATCATATGTTGCGTAAATGCCGACATGGATGAGTATATTGAATATAAGACTGACTGCTATGATGATTTTGATACAGTTAATTTTTATGAAAAGGCAATTAAGCTTATTTCTAAAGAAGAGTTTAGTGAAGAGCTTGAGAAATGTGTAAATGAGAGAAATGTTATTGACAAGATAATTTTCATCTGATATAATTTCATTGTAATCTAAAGAAAAGGAGAGAGAACAATATGGAAACTGTAGTTGTAGGACTTATTAAAGGAAGACACGAAATGCCTGTGACTTCCTACATCTTTGAAGAGGACATTAAAGATATGTTCAACTATTATGAAATTAGAAAACATATCTCTGATTTCATTCATAGTAAAGTCGGAGTTGACTTCAATCGTGGTGACAAATACTATTCGAATAAAGGACGAAAACACTTGACAGTATATGTAACTGGTTTGACTTCGGTATCATGCGAATTGGTGGATGTGTGTAATAAAGCTGGAATCCTTCTTACATTAATGCACTATGACCGTGAAACGGGTTCATACCGTCCTCAATATCTTGGTGCTAAAGAATCTATCTGGCGTTAGATTGATTGTTAATGATAGTGAAAAGGGAGAAAATAATATGAGAAATTTATCAGTTGGACTTATTAAAGGACAAAATGAAATACCTAATTCTGTTGAAGGTTATATCTTTGAAGAAGAAATTAGGGATATATTTGACTATGAATCAATCAGAAACCATATCACTGACTTCATTTTAAATGAGGTTGGAATTGACTTTAAAATTGATGGTGGTGCGTATGCATATAGTGGTAAAAAGTCTTTAAATGTATATATTACAGGCTTTAAGCCAGTGGTATGTGAACTTGTAGACCTATGTAATAAATACGGTGTGTTTCTTACATTATTACATTATGACAATGATACTGGAGCTTATTATCCTCAATTTCTTGGAGATGATAAAACGGTCAAGAATTTGGTTGATGCCAAGTGGTAAGGAAGGAAATATTTAAGATGAATGAAATCAATGTTAAAATTAGAAATCTAGAAGACATGATTGATAATTATGGTGTAGAAGATAGAACTACTGTGATTATTGAAGAACTGTCGGAACTAGCACAGGCTATTTCAAAATATAAACGCTACGTTCTTAATGGAGAATATTATGTTAACGATAAGAGACATAGCAAAAATGAAATCCTTGACAATATTTATGAGGAAATGGCTGATGTTCTTATCTGTTTAGGATTGTGTAAGGAATATTTTGGCATTGACAATGACTCTTTACAGGAAATTGTTGATAAAAAGATGAAACGTAATATTGATTATATTGACGATAATTCTTAAGATAAAAATAGATAAAAGGAGAAAATAAGATGAAAGATTTAGTCTTGATTGTAGCACTCGTGCTATTTATCGGTGGTGGCTTGTGTGTTCTACTGCTTGCAGTGTTAAATTTCAATGCAATGATTTCATATAACGGAAGAATTACACAGATTGAGAATGACATGAATGATTTGGAATATAAGCTTACTAGACATATCTGGGTAGATGAGCATGGGTACAAAAGACGTAAATAATAAGAATCATTGTATTATAAATTATGACAAAAACATTATGTGTTACTATTGTCAAGTTGAATATGTTGAAGGATTTAGTGTATCGTTTAGAATATCTGTAAACAAGAATAGGTATACTTTAAATTATGAAACTATTATCGAACTTATAAAGAAATCAATTTCAAAGTATAGGATTGCACATATTAAGCATATAAATTATAGTTTTGTTGGTAGATTCAAAGATGGAAAATATTATGGGTGAGGTGATTATATGGAAGAAAGTACATATTCTGCATTTGATGTTAAAGAATTAAAAGAAGAACTTGAGTCTCAGAAAGAAGAGCTTGAGTTTCACCAAAGAACAATTGATGATATTAAAGTAGAACTAGGTAAAAGAAGAAGCGAAATTCGTGACGAATATCAGAAGGAATTAAATAATTTAGTCAGTGACATTGTTGAGGATGGATTCGAAATTAAGTTCGTTCAAACCAATTATGATGCATATCCTAATAATATTAAATATAATTTATTTGTCGATTATAACAATGATAAAGAGATAATGATTCAATAAGGAGAAAAAATATGGAAAAAACAAACATTTTAAAAACGTTCAAAGATTTACTTCATATTAATGTCGAGCAGTTTGACATGAAAGTGATGTCAGCTGAAAGCATTTATGACTTTGTGTCTACTTATTTTGTGACAGTTAATGAATATAATGAATTATATCAACATTATAAGGACAATAAGAGATGATTAAGTTTGTAGTCGTGTATGATAAAGATGATGATATTCTTGCCTGTGGTAGTGTCAAGGAAGTAGCAAAGACTTTAGACCTTAACACTAGCACTGTATACAGGAGATTAAGCAAGGAAGAATATTATAATGGTATGTATTTTTACGAACTAAAAGAAGGAGAAGATGATTATGAGTAACATTAAGTTTGAAAAGGTTAGTTATGAACAATTTAAGAAAGACGTGTTAAAAGCGTCAAAGGATTGGGCTGATTTTGACAGTTCACACATTAAAGATATTTATGACAATATTAAATTACCTAAAAGGGCAACGGATGGTTCAGCTGGCTATGATTTCTTTAATCCATGTGATATGTATATGAGAAAGCACCAGACAGTTAAATTTCCAACAGGAATTAGGGTTAAAATGCCTAAGAATGTGGTGCTCTTATTATTCCCACGTTCTTCTTTAGGCTTTAAGTATAGATTACAATTGGATAATACCATTGGTGTTATTGATTCAGATTATTATTACAGTGATAATGAGGGGCATATGTGGTGTAAATTTACTAAAAATGAAGATAAGGAATTATATTTGCATAGTGGTGATGCCTACATGCAAGGTATCTTTATGAATTATCTATTGACAGATGATGATTCCGAAGATGACAAGAAAGTAAGAAATGGTGGATTTGGTAGTACGAATGAAAAATAATTGTTAATTGGATAATAACTTATTAGAAGGGAGAGATATATGGAACTTAATTTTTATATCATGTTATTTGCGTGTCTAGTTGCAGTTTCCTTCATCTGTTTAAGAATGATTGATAGGAAAAACCTAGGCGATATGAAAATCAATCTCGACAAGGCTAGAAGAAACAAAAAAGAGTACGAGAAACTAAGAAAGAAACTTAGATTCTGGTATAGACTAAGCTATTCATTCTATTTTATTGAAAGATTCTGTACATGGGGATTATTTATCTTATTCTATATTGAGCTATTTAGAGTAGCTGGCTGGTGGGGATTGTTTACCATTCTAATTACTGTTGTAGAATCATTCCTATTATTCTTAAAATATGAAAGCCTTACTAGAGTTATGGAAGTGAATAAGAATGTTAAGAAAAAAGCCAACAACTAGATTAGGGTTGTTTGAAGGTGTAGTTGGAATGTATGATGAGAATGGATTGATTATTAGAAGTGCTATCTTCAAGAATGATGAAGAAATCAATCTACCTCATGTAAGAGATATTTTGATACATTATCTTCAAACTACAACGGTAAAAATGGATGATGGGTATATAAAAAAGAAATCAAGCAGAAAACTTAGATTATATGTTGATTACAGCATGAAACTTCAGCCAGCTAAATGTCTAGCTATTGTATTGGATATGTGTCATTATTATGGCATTGAGGTAGACCTGTATTTTAGGGAATTTGACTATGAGAAGAATATGGAAGTTTGGGTAAAACATGAGACTTCTTTCTCACCTAGGATATTCAAAGATGATGAAGACTCAAATGATTAAAAAATATTTAAAGATTCAAATGAGTCAAAAATATTTGACAAATCGAAAATTGTATGATAGTATATATGAGTAAACTAAATAAAGCAAAGGAGATAAATTATGGAACTAAAACAGAAAATCGGAAAGTTTAGCCTATGTGGGCTATACGAACCATCTAAGAAAGGAGAAACATTCTCACTAGAAACTGCTTCTAAGAACAATCCTAACTGGATTCAGAATGTTGCAAATCTTCCAATCTATTGTGGTGAAAAGTATGGTAAAATCTTTGTGAATATTCGTGGTGGGTATTTACATGATAATCCAAGACCAATCAAGAAACCGTCAATCGGGGAAGATGGCAGTGCAGATTATAGCAACATGGTTGAAATCGACTGGAATGGTAGAAAGGAACCATACGTAAAAGATGAAGTTCACTACTCTGCTTTCATTAAAGTAAAGCTTGATGGTGTAGAGGAATCATTCTTGCATGAGTATGACTTGGTTGAATACTTAAGCCAAAACTTAAAGCCAAACACTCCACTTAATATCTGGGGAGATTTGAAATGGAATTACTATAAAGGAAACGTTAATAGAGACTTTGAAATCAAAGGTATTACGGATGAATCAAGGGGCAAGAAGATTGACCCAGAAGAAATCCCTTATAGAGCTACATTCCGTCAGACAATGCTGCTCGATAGAAATTCAGTAGGAAAATTAGACAAGGCTAAAGGAACATGTGAATTGAATGCACGCATTCCTACAAGAATCGGCAAGCTGAATGGTGTCCAATTAAATGACGTATTTGTATTGCCTTACAAGTTCGAGTTCAAATTCCCTAACATTGAAGATACTAAACAGGTGAAAGCTATCACTAAGAAATTCTTAAAGCCAGAGAAGGGAATCACTGAAATCACATTTGATGGTGAAATCTATGAAAGTGGTTCTACGGTATCAGCTACATTTGATGATTTAAGTGATGACATCAAACTTCTAGTTGAATTGGGAATGAAGACAGAGGAAGAAGTATTAGCTGAATGTTCTACAGGTTCGATTGAAAGAAGAATGGTATGTACATCAATCAATATTAGAAACACTAAGAATGATGATGGAACTAACGAATCTGTTATTCAGTTCTTCCCTAACGCTTACGACAAAGAAGTATTTGATAAACTCCCACCTAAAGACGGAGAGGAAACTAAAGCTAAGACTGATGAAGAAATTTCCAAAGAGGAAGAAGATATTTTCGGTGATTTATTCTCAGATGATGAATTGCCATTCGACTAGTCTTTAATTAATGATAGCTGAGTAGGTTATCCGAAAAGCTATCATATCTAAATTAATCAAGTGAGATAATAAATCAAACAAAATATCACATTAAGTGAAACATTATATATAAATAATGAATATAAATAAAGGAGAAAATTTATGGCATTTGGAAGAAGAAACAAATTATCAGTAGATATTTGGAATTACAACTTATACCTATTGGGAGAAGAAAAAGTAGGTAAGACAACTCTTATCTATGAATTGTTAAAAGATACAGTAGGTGAAGACGGATATTTATTTGCTGAAATGGGTTCCGAACAGGGAGCAGATGCAATTGAAGGAATCAATTATGTAAACGTTCCTGTATGGAATAAGGACTCAGTTGAAAATGAAGCAGAGCTTGACACTTGGGATTTACAGAACAAGGTTGACTTAGACACATTAATCAACGATATTGTTGAAAACAAGACAACTGAATATCCTAATCTTAAAGTATTAGCAGTTGATACATGCGACCATTTAATTAGAATGGCAATGGAAGAACTATTAAGAAGAAAGAATCTTCAGATTAAACGTAAAGGCAAAGGCGACTTAAAAGAATCATTCAACGAATTGGGTTATGGAAAAGACGAAGACTTATATAGACTTCTTGATGAATTTAGAACTAAGTTAAGTTCCGTAGGAATCAAGTTTGTATGGATTGGTCATACTAAAACCAAGAACTCAATTGATGAAACTACTGGCGAAAAATATCGTTCAATCACATCTAACCTAGACCCTAGATGGCATAAGTATTTCGCAAATGATGCTCATGTAATGGGAATTGCCTATAAGGATAGACAGATTATCAAGAAAGGTAAAACTCAGCTTATTAAAGGTGAGAACCGTAAAATCAAGTTTAGAGATGAAGACGATTATGTAATCGAATCTGGAAGTAGATTTAAGTATATCGTTCCAGAGATTGATTTTGATGCAAAGGAATTCAAGAAGGCTATCGAAGACGCAATCAAGAAAGAGATTGAATCAAATGGCAGTCGTAAAGTTGAAGATGCCAAAAAGGAAGATAAGAAATTAGCAAAGGAAACTGAAAAGATTGTTGAAGAAGCAAACAAGAGAAAGAAAGAAAAAGATAAGCTTAAGAAAGTTTTAGAAGAAATTCTTGAGTACATCAAGGAACATAAAGGAGAACCAGAACTTCTTAAACCTATCGTAACAAAGCTTAAGGAATTAGGATATACAGACCCTAGAACAATCGACAAGATTGATGATGCATTAGAGGTTTTAGAATTAACTAAATAATGAAAGGAAGAGGATAAGATGGCTATCAGCAAGAAAGAAAGACAGGCTTTTGATAAGCTATATAAATACGTAAAGGATGAAGTATTCCATTACGAACCAAATGTTCCTCTTCCACAACAAATAGTCCTAGGACTTAAAGGATTATCCCACGGAAAGGCGATTGAAAACAAGAATATCCCAGACCGTGGGAATATTTCTTTTGAAGTAATTTACTTGACATTTGTATTCTGTAAGAGTAAAATAGATTATGCAATGACTCATAAGCATTTTAAGAGTGATATAAGTGCATTTGTCTATATAAGAAAGATTGTCGAACCTCATTTAAATGAGATGGCTAAGAAATATAATGATGCAAAGACAAGTGGAAAGGTAAAGGAAGTAGAACTTAAGAAGAAATCTACTAGAAAGATAAAGAATGAAACTTATGAGGGATATGTTGCAAAAGGAAAGATTAAAAATTTCAATGAAGAAATGTGGTGATGTTTTTGCTTAATTTTGAAGAGCAAATCAAGAAGATACAAGAAGTAAAACTTCAAGATGAAGCGAATGTGGTTTCGATAATTTATAAGAAACCAGAAGTATTGTTTGATTTAGATTTGACCATAGACAGTTTTACTCATAATGAATGGAAAGTATATTACGCTATCGCTTATGACTTAATTGTAGGAGAAAGAAAACAGGTTCTTGATGACGTTACGGTTGGATTATATCTTGAGAAACACCCAAAACTTATGAACAAGTATAAGGAATATGGTGGATTTGATACAATCAAAAAAGCAACGAAGTATGTAAAAGAAGAGAACCTATTTGGTTATGTCAATCAGCTGAATAAATGGAATGCTATCCTTGAAACAGCCAAAAGTGGTATTTACTTCCATATTAATTTCAATGACTTGATTGATATGGATATTGAGGAAGTATACACAAGCATGGATGCAGCAATGCAGAATGGTTTCCTCAAGAGAGGTGGGAAGATTACCTCTTATGATGTAAGTGATGGGCTTGACGAACTTATTGAAAAACTCAATAAAGGCAGTGCAGTAGGATTGCCATTCCATAATGCCAATATCCTAACGGATGAAGTAGGTGGATTCAATCTTGATGGGAATATCTATGGATTAGGTGCTTCTACAGGTGTAGGTAAATCAACTACTGCAATCAACTATCTATTGCCATCTGTAATCAAGTTCAAGGAACCTATTGTCATAGCTATCAACGAGGAAGACAAGGAGAAGATTCAGAAAGAGCTTCTTGTATGGATTTCAAACAATATTTTCAATGGATATATCGGAAGTGATGAGAAGAGACATGATGTTCACAAAAAAGATTTGAGAAACGGTCACTTTTCAAAAGAATTATTAGAGATACTTCTAAAGGCAAAGGACAAGCTTGAAGAGTTGACAGAAGGTCATCTTATCACAATCATTCCTTTTGAGAAATACACTTGCAAGGACATGATTAAGGTGATTAAGAAATACTCTTCTATGGGAGTAAGAATGTTTGTATTAGATACATTCAAGGAATCATCTGATATTAAGGTACAGGAACAGACATGGAAGGCTATGGAAAGAGATATGCGAGAACTCTATGACGTAGTTAAGCCAGCTTCAAGAAACGTAGGATTGTTTGTCACATATCAGCTTGCCAAAAATTCAGTAAAGACAAGAAAGCTTACCAACTATGATGTTGGACAATCCAAGAATATTCTAGACGTAATTAGTGTGAATATCATGATGCGTAAGCCATTTGAAGATGAATACGAGGGTGGCAAGAAAGAAATAATGTACTTTGAAAAAGGGAAAAGTGCAGTAAAGAAAGCCCTCAAGAGAGAACAGAATTATATGATTACGTTCATTACCAAGAATAGATTTGGTGAATCTGGTTCATATGAGATTGTATCGGAATATGACCTGTCTACCAATAGAAATAGAGACTTGGGAATCTGCTACGTACAGGAAGATTTCTAAATAGAATGAATAAAAGGGGAAGGATTTCGGATGACTACGTTAGAGTTGAAGAAAATGCTTAATGACTATGACAATACGGAAAAATTATTGCATAAGATTGGGTGTCATTCAATCAAAAGACATGATGGATATATCACATGTGCAAACGTTGACGGAGACAATGCCAGTGCGATAGTCATATATCTAAGCGAGTTCATGAAGGTAATGAACTACACAAGAAAGGAATTTGATGAAAGTTCTGATATATTCGACCTTGTGAGACACAACTTGAAAGTCATGGGAAAATCTCATTCCTTTTATGATTCTATTGTCTTTATTCACAAGGTATTCGGACTTAAGCTCGATAATTCATATGTTCCTAAAAAGGATAAAGCAAAGAAGGATATTCTTGAGGTATTCACGAAAGCAAAGAAAATAGCAAAGAACACATACGAAGACTACGAGTATGATATAGAATACAATGAAAACTTTGATTATGTGAGATACCCTCATATTGATTTCTTTAGAGAAGGTCTTACATTGCAGACAGTAAACAAGTTTGCTTTGGGATATAATAATTATAGCAAGAGAACCGTAATTCCAATGAGATATTGGCTTAATGGTAGAGTCCTAGGCTACAACATGAGGTCATCAATCAAGAACTGCGAAGAGCTAGGAATAAGAAAGTACTATATCTCAAAGGGATATCATAAAGGTATCAATCTATATGGTTTATGGGAGAATAGGGAGCATATAGAAAAGGCTGAAAGAATTGTCATATTTGAAGCTGAGAAGAGTGTTCTCAAGAGAGATGCTCTTGACGACTGTACATGTGTAGCGTTAAGTGGTCATACCATGACCAAAGAACAAATATCAATTATCCTAGGGCTTAACGTAAAGGAAGTTATTATTGCAATGGATAATGATATTGACGTAAACGAGGTAAGAAGTCTATGCCATAATTTCTATGGGCTAAGAAAGGTGTCATATATCAAGGACAATGAAGGACTTCTGGGAAAGAAAGATTCACCTTGTGACAAAGGAAACGTGATATATACAAAACTATTCAATAATAGGATTACTTATGATTGTCTTGAAGAAAGTAAGTATCAAAACTTCATGAGAGACAAGTAGAGAGGATGGAATTATAAGAGAGATGAGAAAAACATATGAAGAATTAAATGAAATCAAGAAGAAGTATGGAGTAGATTTTCTGTATTCATGGTCAAGAATCAACTCATGGCATACTTCTAAATACTGCTACTACCTAAGATATATCAAGCATGAAAGAGAGGTTCTATCGAACATTTATAGTGCATTGGGTGGGAACATTCATGAGACATTGGAGAAATACTACTCCAATGAAATCTCATATGACATGATGAAAGAATATTTTGAGTCATTATGGCTTGCAAATTATGATATTGCTGGATTAAGATTCAACAGAAGTGATAAAGATAAGGATAAAAGCATTGCTACAAAATACAAGAAAGACCTATTGGACTTCTTTGAGAATCATAGACCAATTAAAGCAGATAAACTAATGCTAGAGGAATTCCTAGAGGTAAAGGTAAGAGATGATATTATTCTACAGGGATATGCCGATTTGATTGTCAAGAAAGGTGACAAGTATCTTATTGGTGACTGGAAATCATCTACAATTTATAGCAAAGCTAAACAGGAGAATGAAATTGGTCAGCTTGTTATCTATGCTTTAGGATTGCACCAGACAGGAGTTCCTTTGGAAAATATTTCGGTAGCATGGAATTTCTTGAAATATGTAACTGTAAAGTTCAAACAGAACAATGGAAAGGTAAAGGAACGCAGCATTGAACGCAGCAAGTTTGGTGATTCCGTTAAGGCAAATGTCAAGATGGTTATGAAAAGACTCGGATATTATGACACAGAGATTGAGAAATATCAGATTAAGGTTGTTGAAAATAACTCTCTAGATGTTTTGCCAGAAGATGTAAGAAATGAATTTGTCGTTACTGATTGTTGGGTAAGAAAAAGAGTTACCAAAGAGCTTGTTGATAAATGGGTTGAATACTTAAGAAGTACAGTAGACGAAATCAATGAAACAATCGAGGATTATAAGTTGTCTCATGATGACAAGGTTTTCTATGATGACGAGGAAACTCTAAAGAAAGGTGAATACTTCTTCAGTAACCTATCTGGATATACACTTGAACAGAATAAGTGCTATAATGAGTATCTAAAGAGAAAGAATGGAGAAGAACTTGTCTCTTTCAATAATGGAGAAGTCACTCTTAATACCGATACAAATAACAATGACGGAGATTGGCTAACTGACATTATATCTAGTCTATAATCAATAGGGAGTAAGTGATATATACTTGCTCCTTTTTATTTGCAACGGAAAGTATTGCATATCTTGATTATATATGATAGAATAGGTCTATGAAAGGAGAAAAAGAAAATGGCAAAGGAAAGAAAGTACGATTTTTGTACGTATTGTAGAGATGAAAGACCATACACACTTCGAGAAAAGATTGTGAAAAAAGAAATAAATGGCAAAGTTTTTGATTTTAAAATACAGGTTGCTGTATGTGATGAATGTGGAGAGGAAATGGATATTCACGGACTTTGGGATTTTAATATGAAAGCAATTGAAGAGCAGTATCGAAACGCTGAAAGGTTGGTTAGTGTAAATGAAAAAGTATTATAATTATCATAAGCACTCTTCATATAGCAATCCAGTTGTACAGGACAGCGTTGCTAGAATTGAAGATTATTGTGAGAGAGCTAAAGAGCTAGGTCATGATACAATCTTTACAACAGAACATGGGTATCAGGGTTCTCCTTTGGATTATTATGATATTGCAAAAAATTACGGACTGAATGTAATTGTCGGAAGTGAAGTATATTATGACCATGAAATGAACACCGAAAAGAAGAATAGAGGAAAGCATTTATGTATTATTTCCTTGAACAATGACAGTGCCAAGCAATTAAATAAGATGCTCAAGGGAGCATGGGATAATTTCTATTATCACCCTGTTGTTACTCATGATATGCTATTTAGTCTTAACCCAGACAACTTTGTTGTTACAACTGCATGTCTAGGTGGAATGGGAATGAATATGGATTTCATTAAGGAAGCAAATGGATATTTCAAACATTTTTATTTAGAAGTGCAGAATCATGATGATGAAAATCAGAAAAAACTGAATAAATGGCTCCTTAAAGTATCGAAAGAATATGGAATCCCGATTATTCATGGTAACGATAGTCATTATATCTTGCCAGAAGATGCATGGGATAGGAACAAGTATGTAATAAGCAAGAGAAAAAGCACAAATAAAAAGACAAGCAGTGATGACGATTCATTGCAGAACCAAGAAGAGAATTTTATTCTTGATTATCCTTCTTATGATACCATTATCGAAAGGTACATGAAACAGGGAATTCTTACAAGAGAACAGGCTATTGAGGCTTTAGAAAACACAAACGTGTTTGAACAGGCAGAACCGTTGTCTTATTACAATACGGAAATCAAGTTGCCTAGCATTGTTGATGACCCTAAAGCTGAATTGAGAAAAATCGTCAATGCACAATGGAATGAGAAAAAGAAGGAAATTCCAAAGAACCTCAGAAAGAAATATGTAAAAGAAATTATGTCCGAGATGAAGACAATCGAAGATACAGGAATGAGTTCTTACTTTGTTATTGACTATTACACATGTAAAGTTGCTCAAGAAAAATATGGTGGAACACTTACAAAGACAGGAAGAGGTTCAGCACCATCATTCTATGTTAACAATCTACTGAATCTTACCAACATTGATAGAATCTCAGCTCCTATTACTCTATTCCCTTCGAGGTTCATGTCTACAACTCGTATCTTGCAAACACGCTCTCTTCCAGATATTGATTTGAATACTTCGGATAGAGTGCCATTTATCAAGGCTACGGAAGATTTACTAGGCAAGGAAAACTGTGGCTGGATGCTTGCATTTAAGCCATTAAAGGATAAACAAGCGTTCCTTAGATATTGCAAGATGCTTGACCTACCAAAAGGAACATATGAAGATAAGACCGATTCATTGGACGAACTTGAACATGACCCTAAATGGAAGGACATTGTAAAGGGAAGCAAGAAACTTATTGGTGTTATTGAGTCATGGAGTGCTTCTCCTTGTTCTATGTGCTTGTTTGATAAGCCAGTAGACGAGGAGTTCGGTGTAGTAAATGCCAAAGATAAGGACAAGAATGTCATGCAGTGTGTACTTCTTACAGGAATCAACTGCGATAAGTACAAGTATCTAAAGAATGACTACCTTTCAGCTATTTCATGGGCTATCATTGACTCATGCTACAAGCTTATTGGAAAGCCAATCCCTACAATCAAGGAATTGGACGAGCTTATCGAAAATGACGAAAAGGTATGGGATATTTACAAAGACGGTATTACAAGCACTATCAACCAAGCAGATTCCGACTTTGGTAGAATGTATGCAATGAGATATAAACCCCATAGCATATCGGATATGTCTGCCTATGTTGCGATTTTAAGACCTGGATGTGCTACATTTAGAGATGATTTTGTAGACAGAAAACCTTACAGTACTGGTATCAAGGAACTAGATGACCTATTAAAAGAAGGCTCCCATAGAATGATTTACCAAGAGCTTATCATGAAATATCTTATCTGGTTAAGTATTGTTGAATCGGAAACATACACAATCATCAAGAAGATTTCAAAAAAGAAGTTCAAGGAAAAGGAACTAAGGGAATTGAAAAAGACCTTATCCGAGAACTGGGTTAAACATATCGGTACAATCAAGGGATTTGAAGAGACATGGGGTGTAGTACAGGCAGCAGCAAAGTATTCATTCAATGCGTCTCATTCTTTGAGCTATGCCTATGATTCAGTCTATATGGCTTACTTAAAGGCTCATTATCCTCTTGAATATTACACAGTGGTATTTGAATACTATGAAGATGATTTCGATAGAACTATTAATCTAACAAAGGAACTTCCTTACTTTAACATTGAACTTAAGCCTGTTGAATTTGGTAAGTCTCGTGCAAAGTATTCTTGCTACAAAGAAGAAAATGCAATCTATAAAGGTGTCAAGTCAATCAAGTACTTGAACGAAAAGAGTGCTGAAGGATTATACAAATTATCACAGGAAGAAGAAATTGATAATTTCGTTGATTTGCTTGTCAAGATTGATTCTCCAAAATACAAGCAGTATTCAATTGACAAGAGAGCTATGGAGATTCTTATCCGTTTGAACTATTTCAAGAAGTTCGGTAAATCAAAATATCTTCTTGAAGTATATTCTTTGTATAAGAAGTTATCAACAAGAAAGACAATCAAGAAAGCCGAATTGGAAGATGGCAAACTTGACATTCCAGAGTATCTTGTACAGAAATATTCAGAAAAGGAAACTCCTAAGCAATTCTCAAAGATTGACGTTATCGGATTGGTAAAGGAACTTACAAAAAGAGTTGAGAATAAGAGTATCTCAATCAAGGAATATATCAAAGCTCAGAATGAATATATTGGAGTTGTTGACTACAAGAATGAGAAATTCAATGACAGGAATAATAGATATTTTATTGTTCTAAGCGATATGGAAAACGTTAAAGGAAACCCAAAAGTAAAGGTTCATGATTTAGGAGAGGGGATTACATACGAAGTAAGATTCCGTAAGTTCAATAGAAATCCTTTCTCACAGTATGACTTCATCATAGGTTCCATTGTACAGGAGCCAAAGTCAAAACCAGTAACTGTTACTGTGATAGTAGACGGAAAAGAGGAAACAAAAATAGATTGGATTAGAGATAATGATGATTTGGAATATGTAATGAATGACAGATGGAATATCATTCAAAAATAGCATAAAACGTGTTGACATAAGATTGTTTCAATGCTATAATCTTATTGTAATTTAGGACTAATTGTTAAGTAATAAAAAACATAGGAATATGTATATAAACACATACAAGAGTGGGCACATTAAGTCTCTTGTCTGTGGCTTAGCAATAGGTTTCTAGCCTGAGTGACTGCTATTGTCGAAAGGTACGTTGCAGATATGAACTACATTAAGTAGTAAGGTAAAGACACACCTTTAGATGTAATCTTCAATCTGAAGCTCTGTGAGTGCAAACCAAGAAACAATGCTAATGTCCTGCATTGACAACAGGGAAACACATATCCTCTACTTGATATTGGCACGAAGAAAAATTCTCCGAAAGGAAGGTGTCAGAAATGACAAAATATTCATTTGTGTTGGATGAAGATGGTAAGCCACTCTCTCCAACGAAAGAAACAAAAGCATGGTTTCTTATTCGTAAGAAACGTGCAACATTGGTTAGCAAATATCCAATGGTAATAAAACTTAAGAAGAAAATTTTAGATGAGGAAATCTGTAAAGATGAAATTCGTTGTGGAATAGATGATGGTGGTATTCATGTAGGTGTAGCATTGGTACAGAAATGTAAAACACGAAATAAAGTTGTTTTTAAAGGAACTATTGAGCAACGTAATGATGTAAAACACCTCATAGACACCAGACGTGCGTTTAGAAATTATCACCGTTATCACAAAAGATATAGACAAGCGAGATTTAATAACAGAAAATCATCTAAACGAAAAGGAAGAATTGCACCAAGCATTTTACAGAAACGTCAAGCAACAATAAGAGTTATAAACCAGCTTAATAAATGGATAAATATTACAAACTATTGGTTAGAAGATGTGGTTATCGACATAAGAGCAATGACAGATGGTTATAAACCTTATAGTTGGCAGTATCAAAAGTCTAATCGCTTAGACGAGAATATTCGTAAAGCCGTAATTTTACGAGATGGTTGTAAATGTATGGAATGTGGGAAATCTAATCGTAGATTAGAAGTCCATCACATCAAACCAAGAAGATTGAATGGTTCAAATACACTTGGTAATCTTATCACGTTGTGTACAAGATGCCATCAGAAGACAGAAGGGGTGGAAGAATCGTATATGAATAGATACTTTACCTTGCTAAACTCTTCTGACAATAAGAATCTTAATTATGCACAACATGTAATGATAGGTAAGAAATGGCTAAGAGAACAGTTGTCAAATTTAGGAGTATTACATTTAACAAACGGTGGTGATACTGCTAATAAGCGTATTGATTGGGATATTACAAAATCCCACTCCAATGACGCTATATGTATCATAGACTTGCAACCAGACACATGTGAAATCAAAGAATGGACTATAAAACCTATGCGAAGACAAAGCAAAGCTAAGACAGATAATGTTCTTGGAATCAAACATAGGGATTTAGTTGAATACACTTTTAGAAACGGTGAAACGCATAGGGGATATGTAACAGCTTTATACCCAAATTTAAACGCTCTTAGTTTTAAAAGTCCAACAAAAAATTGCAATAAAGTCAATGCAATGAAATGTAGGTTGCTTTGGAAATATTCTAAGATTTATTGGTTGGATAGTGTGAATTAAACGCATTTGTTTATATTTAAGCACAAATATTAATTATTAAGAAAAGGAGAGATTAATATGGAAACAAAAGAAACTTATACGGAAACAAAATTAATGAAACTAAAGGACTTCGTACCTCATACCTTCATTCATGAGAGATGGTATGTCTCATTTAGTGATAATGAATTAAAATACGAGTTTGGTAAGTTGAAGGAATTATGTCCAGATGACAGCTCTTTTAAAAGAATTATGGACAGTGATATTTGCTATGTAACAAGTAGAATGGATGAAAACTTAAGACCTTATCTTCTTGTCAAGTTGACAGTAGATTTCCCATATGTAATGTTCGGAAAGCAGTAGTGGTGTGAATATGTGGGAATACAATAGAGAAAGGGAAGCGATTGTATATGGGATTTCTTCGTTAGATTTCGAACTTCCATATCAGTCGTTCGAGAATTATATTTCTACCTATCCAAACTGTCAAGGGTATATGTCTTTCAAGTTTGGTAAGAGTGATACATGTCATGGTATAAGATTGCATATCATTCCTGTTGAGGAAGGGAAGAGATTGAAGAGCTACTATCAGATTGAATTGCTTGAATTCAACGAGCGATTCGGTACGGAGAGAAGAAGATACTATTTCAATGAAGACCTCAAGGATGACGGAACATTATTGTCATTTGATAAGGCAGTGGATATGGTACATAGAGTAAAGGAGTACCAAGAAAGAGAGGAAGCAAAATGGACGATTTAAACTACATGAATGATACTGTAATGGACGCAGTATATGAAGAATATGAGGATACAGTAGATAACATTAATGAATCTGAAGAAATCGATGACGAAGAAGATGATGAAGAAGATTTTGAAGAAGATGAAGAAGGAGACTTGAAAGTAGAAAACTTAGAAAACTTCACATCTTCATTGAATTTTGACTCATTGAATAAAGTTGTTAAAAAGGGAAAGAGACTTCTTGAAAAGAAATTAAAATTAAGTTATAATGAGATTACCGATAAGGAATTATATCTTTCCGATTGGGGAGACTTGAGAGAGGTAAATAGACTTATTGAGTTGCTAGAACATGAAATTGATGATGTAAAGAAGATTGCTAAAGCACTTAATGAAGAATCACACAAGGTTGTAGTGCAGAAGAAAGCAAAGGATATTATTGATAAGCTCAAGGAAGAGAACGAAAAGAAAGCTAAAGAAGTTAAGGAGTCTAAAGAATCTAAAGAAACCGAAGATTCTAAGAAAGAATAAACTATAGGGAATTGCCCTTAAAGGAGAGTTAGAATGAATGGTGTAAAATTTAAAGCATATTATGAAAGAGATGTCTTTCGCAAAGATGATTTTGCCATTGTCGCTATGAGACCAGAAAAATGTAGCGAGAAAGTAAAATTAAACAAATATGGAAATGTTACAGTAAAGGGCAATTTCCCTGTTCTAAGTGAAGACATTCTATACACACTGGAATGTGATGTTGAGAATAGTCCTAAATATGGATTATCTTATAGCATGACAAATTTCAGTGTTGACCAACCGACTACGGAAGAGGAGACATATAAGTTTCTTGTGAATATCTTGAACTATACGGATGCAGATACGTTGTTCCTAGCCTATCCAAACATCATTGAAATGGTAAAGGACGGAAAAGAACCAGACCTTTCAAAGTTAAAAGGAATTAAGGAGAAGAAATGGCATAAAATTAAGAACAAGATTATGGAGAATACCGTATACTTTGACGTTATCGGATATTTTGACGGGGCCTTGTCAATCAATGCAGTAAAGAAAATCTTTGACAAGTACAAGAATATTGAAATAATCAAATCAAAAATCAAGGAAGACCCATACTACTTTATGTGTTCAATTGATGGTATTGGGTTTAAGAAAGCAGACTCTATTCTCTTGAGAATGAAAGATAAATTTAACTTTGATTTAAGAACTTCAAAACAGAGATGTAGAGCTGCCATTTCTCATGTAATCAAGGAAATGATGGATGACGGTTCCACAAAAATGTTGCTTGTTGACTGCAAGGCAAAGACTGACGAGCTTGTACCAGAATGCTGCAAGTACTTCAAGGAAATTGCAGGAGAATCGAAGAAAGATAAACATAGTGAACTTAAGTTATATGTTGATGAAGACCATATCTATATTACGTTGAAATCAGTATATAACAGTGAAAAGTTTATTGTAAGCTCTCTTCTTGAACTTGAAGGAAACAAAAAAACGTATTCCAATCTATTTGATAAAGTGGATATGAGCAAATACAATAAGCTAGGTGATTTCGAAGCAACGGACGAGCAGAAGGGATTATTACAGGCAGTCATTGACCACAATGTGGTTATTCTTGACGGTAATGCTGGTTCTGGTAAATCAGCTACAATTTCATTGCTTGTTAAAATGCTTGAAGATAACAAAGTAAAATACATGTTAGCTTCTCCGACAGGAAAGGCTGCAAAAGTATTGCAGAACTACACAATGAGACAGGCTAGTACAATTCATATGATGATTGCATACAATAAATTTGATTGTGATGTTCTTATTCTAGACGAGTGTTCAATGATTGATACAACATTGATGAACATGTTATTGGGTAAAATGTTGAGTCAGAGAGAGTTCTTGCCTAAACTTGTATTCGTAGGAGATGATGCTCAGTTGCCTTCCGTTGGATATGGTAATGTGTTCTATGATATTATCAACACAAATAGGTTCAAGACAGTCCATCTAAGCAAGATTTTTAGATATAGCAGTGGTGGATTGATGAAGGTTGCTACCGATATTCGTAACAAGAAGAAGTTCTTGCCTAAAGAATCGGAAATCAACAAGACGGTAATCTTCGGTGATGAAAAGGACTACATGTTCGTAAAGACCGACAAGGAGAAGATTCTTAATGACATGTTGTCATTGTACAAAGGTCTTATTGAAAAGGGTGAGCTTGCCGAAGATATTATGGTTCTTACACCTTACCGTAAAGGTGACTTAGGGTGTACTGCAATAAACAATCTATTGCAGAAAATTGTAAATCCTAGAGCCAATGACGAGAGAGAAAATAAAGTATCATTTGATGATAAAACTTTCTATGAAGGGGATATTGTATTGCAGACAGTAAACAACTACACTGCTGCGAGATTCATCTCCGAGAATTCCATTGAAGAAGACCATGATGACCCACAGGTACATACATTCATTGCCAATGGGGAAACAGGACGAATCAAGAAGATTTATGACAAGTATCAGAAAGTCATTATTGAGTTCCCTAATAGCATTGTAATCTATGACTATGAAGAAATGAAAGGTATTGACTTAGGATATTCAATCACAATCCATAAATCACAGGGGTCTTCATCAAAGTATGTAATCCTGTTATCATCTTCATCTCACACATATATGTTAAATAACAACCTGTTATATACAGGAATTACAAGAACAAAGCACAAATGTATACACATTGGTGAGGTTAAGACGGTAAATAGAGCAGTAAGAATCAAAGAAGAAAACAATAGAAAGACAAACATGTTTTATCTATTGAACAATACAGAAGGGAATTAGTTTATGTTAAAAGTAGAAAATATTGAAGTTATCGGATTAGAAGGTGCTATCCGAGGAATGCGAAATCCAATGGACAGTTGGAAACACATTGACAGTGAATATGATAAAGAAAATCCTAGAAAATACAATGTAGGAGAAAAGGATTTAGGATTGATGAAAAGGCTATGCAAGGCTGGAACTGAACATGCTAAGTTCATGAGAATGATTCATATTCAGTTCGACTTGACAACCAATGCTATTGTGTGGGCTGAATTTGATACATACAAGGTAGGAGTAACAAGAAACAGTTGTTCAAAAATGCACAGAATCCATGTGAAACATTTTACTGAAGATATGTTTAGTACCGAGGGAATTGAAGAAGTAGACTATGCCAAAGAGGAATTTTCAAAAGTACTAGATACATTGAACAAGTTGAGAGAAGACTTCAACAAGACAAAAGACAAGAAATATTGGAGAGCAATGCTTGAACTTCTCCCTCATGGGTATAACATGAAAGCAACGATTGATATGAATTATCAGAATGCTCAGAATATTATCAAGCAGAGAAGAAATCACAAAATGCAAGAATGGAATGTGTTATGTGATGAACTTCTAAAACTTCCTTATATGAGCGAATTAATCAATCAGTAATAAGAAGGTGGATAGAGATATGTTGTATGAGTTTGCAGTAATCTTTATACTATTATGTGTTTTGTCAATGTGTGATATTATATAACAATTCCATCAATAATATTCAAGGAGATAGGGGTCTTAATAAGACCCCATTTTCTATGTAAAAACTAGGCATTAAACCCTTGCAATGCCTCCATGTTGATGATATAATAAATATGTAGTCTAAGAAAACTTAGACATAAAGTTAATATTAATTAAAAAGGAGAAATTATGAAATGACAAATTACGAAGAAGTACAGATTTGTAGATTATATGAGTCCAAGAAAGACGAAATCACTCATTTAATCAGTCGAATCGTACCCAAACACTTAAGAGAAGATTTTGAAACAGTTGCAAAAATTGGATTCATGGAAGCTATTCATGACTATGATTCCGAAAAAGATGGGGGCTTGAATGCCTTTATCAAGAAAAGAGTAATGCAGAAAATCAGCAAGGAACTAAGACACGAAAGAAGTAAACAGTCAAAGTTCGAGAACAAATGCAGCTCATTAGACACGAGAAAAATGTCACACAAAATCAATGATGGTATTATTTTTGGTTATGAAGAGAGTGACTTTGATTGTGACTACTATGATGATGATTTAGTTTACTAACCATTATAGTTGTCACAAGCTCGCTGTTTTGAGGATATATAAAATCAAGAAAGAGAGGTAGAATATTATTTGAAAGTAATTAAGAGAAGTTTAGAAGCAGTTGAATTTGACTGCAACAAAATCCGTATTGCAGTGCAGAAAGCAATGGATGAAGTAGGAAATAAAGATGAACTGTTAGCAAATGCAGTAGCAAGTGGGGTAACGAATAAGATTCTTCAAAAAGAACTGAAAGAAATCACAGTAGAGAATATTCAAGATATTGTTGAAGAGACATTACTTCAGTTTGGTATGGTAGACGTAGCAAGAGCATATATCCGATATCGTTATCTTAGAGAAATGGATAGAAAAACAAAGGAAAGGAACGAAACAATCTTTGGATTGGTGAACTCTTCAGCAAGTGATGAACTCTACAAGGAAAACTCAAACAAGGATGCAAGAGTTGTAAATACCATGAGAGACTATATTGCTGGGGAGACATGTAAGACCCTTGCAAGTGAATATTATCCAAAGGATATCCTTGAGGCTCACAAGAATGGATTGATTCATCTTCACGATATGGATTACTCTCCTGTAATGCCATTACATAACTGTGAGCTAATCAACCTTGAAGACATGTTACAGAATGGTACCGTAATCAATGGTAAGCTCATTGAAAAACCTCATTCATTTAGAACTGCATGTACAATCGCCACACAGGTTGTTGCTGGGGTTACAAGCTCAAGCTACGGTGGTGCTACAATCAACTTAGCTCACCTTGTTCCTTTTGTAAATGAATCAAGAAAATCAATCACAAAGAGATTCAAGGAATACTTCCCTAACATGGAAGACAAAGAGCTTAATGAAGCTATCGAAAAAGAAGTAGCAAAGGAAATTAGAGACAGTGTTCAGACAATTCAATATCAACTAAATACATTGAACACTACTAATGGACAGGCTCCTTTTATTTCAATCTTTATGTATATTGACGAAGTGGAAGGGCAAGAAAGAGAAGACATGGTTAAATGTATTTCAGAGATTCTTAAACAGAGAATTGAAGGAATCAAGAATCCTCAAGGTCATCCTGTAACAGTTGCATTCCCTAAACTATTATATGTACTTGATGAAGACAATGACCATGAAGGTTCTAAATATTGGGAATTGACTAGACTTGCAGCTGAATGTACTGCGAAAAGATTGGTACCAGATTATATTTCAGCAAAGAAAATGAGAGAACTTAAAGAAGGAAACGTATTCGGTTGTATGGGATGCAGAAGTTTCTTGCAACCATATTATGAAAACGGAAAACCTAAGTTCTGGGGAAGATTTAATCAGGGAGTGGTTACAATCAATCTTCCAGATGTAGCGTTATCATCGCATGGTGATTTTGATGTATTCTGGAAATTGCTTGACGAAAGACTTGAACTATGCCATAGAGCATTACAGGTACGTCATAAGCGTTTATTAGGTGTAAAATCTGACGTAGCACCTATCCTATGGCAGCATGGAGCATTAGCAAGACTAAAAGAAGGAGAAACTATTGACAAACTATTGTTCAACGATTATTCTTCTATCTCACTAGGATATGCTGGATTATATGAAACTGTCAAATATATGACAGGCATGAGCCACCATTATGGTAAAGGAAAAGAATTTGGCTTATCCGTAATGAGAAAATTAAATGAAGCATGTAACAAATGGAAGAAAGCTGAAAACATTGGATATTCAGTTTATGGAACTCCGATTGAAAATACAGTAACAAAATTTGTTAAATGCCTTAAGAAGAGATTCGGTGTAGTCAAGGATATTACAGACAAGAATTATATCACAAACTCTTATCATATGGATGTAAGAGAAAAAATGTCTATTTTTGAAAAGCTCAAAGTAGAAAGTGAGTTCCAAGAACTGTCTCTAGGTGGAACTATCTCATATGGAGAAACACCTAACATGACAAAGAATATTGACGCAGTATTGGAAGTAATCAAATTCATTTCCAACAACATCATGTATGCTGAACTAAACACGACTACATCTTATTGTAGAGTATGTGGCTGTACTGATATTTCAATGGGAGATGACTTGAAATTCCATTGTCCTCAATGTGGAAATGATGACTTCGACAAGATGGATATTGCACTAAGAGTATGTGGTTATATAAGTACAAATCCATTCTCCGAGGGTCGAGCTTCGGACATCAAGAATAGAAGATATCATCTTGATGATGAAGAAATGTGTGATTAAGGAAGTGAAATAAGTGAGTAGATATGCCAAGATAAAATATTATTGCATTTCAAATGGTGATGGGGTTGGTACCTCTGTGTTCTTCACAGGGTGCCACTTCCATTGCAAAGGCTGTTTCAATAGCTCTATCTGGGATAAGAACAATGGTAAAGAGTTCAATGAGGAAATTATTGAAAAGATTATTGATTCGTTGGATTATGACTATGTAAATCATATCTCATTCCTAGGTGGAGAACCATTTGAATTATACAATGTTGATACCCTATTTGAGCTGATTAATAGAGTAAAGGAAAAGTATGGTGACAAGAAAAAGATTTGGGTGTGGACAGGATATAAGTTTGAGGACTTGTTAAGAAGAATGAAACACCCAAAAGAAATGACTAAGATTGACTATCTAGTAGATGGACAGTTTATTGAGTCACTAAAGAACATGAATCTAAAAAATAGAGGTTCATCAAATCAAAGAGTTATTGACATTAAGAAAACATTCCACTATAATGATATAGTATTGAAAGAAGGTGAATAATAAAAGTGAAAGTATCATTGCTTAGACAAAACTCGATTGCTCCTAGAATGGAAGTAGGAAAGCCTACATATACAATCTACTCTCCTAGGAACTTTACAATCAAGCCTAAAGGAACAATCTATGTTTATACAGGCGTGAGAATTGACATGGAAGATTCACAGGTAGGTGCTCTTCTTTTCTCAAATGAAGAACTCATGAGACTAAAGAACTTGCATATGCCACTTCCAGTTACGGTAGTAGATTCATTTGCAGATGAAATAGTTGTTGAATTAAAGAATGATTCCGACATGCCTAGAATACTTAGGAAAAAAGAACCAATTGCAGAATTAATGTTTATCCAGTATGGCATGTTCGTTGATGATGATGGCAACTTCTTAAAGACTATAGATGAATCGGAAGATTAGTGTTTATTAAAATTGAATATGATACATGCAGAATATGGCTTAAACGTTAAAATTTGCCATTCTGAGAGGTCTTTTTGGTAGACACCACCAACTGAACCTCTCATGTATTAAACCGTCTCATACCATTGAATTATCATGGATTTTAAAGCATTACGACTTATACAATGTCCTATTGATAATTCAATGGCTTATATTTGTAAATAAATATATTATTAAAATTAAATATACAATAGAATAAGAGGATTAGAGTATGGGGAGAAAGAAAAAAGAAGTCACCTCTGTCGAAGGACAAGATGAAAAAGAATCCAAACCCAAAAGAAAAAGAAGAACAAAGAAAGAGATAGAACAGGACAAGAAAAAGAAAAAAGAGCCACCTAAATTGAAGAAGAATCACTTCAAGGAAAGGTGCGATATTTGTGGTAAGCCATATGACGATTTTAGGACATTCTTTGACGAAGAAAATCAAGCCCACGTAATCTGTTATGACTGTATCTCTATCATTAAAGGGTTATAGAAGGTGACTTATATAGGATAGGAGAAGAAATCTTTATGAGAAAAAATAAATCAGACTTTTACAAAAACTTTATGCTTGCTATCTTACTAGCAACTATTATCTTATCAGTGGCAATTAATATAAGCCATATGAAAGCCCATGAGAGAAGAGAAAGAGAAATAAGACACCAGTTAAAATGCAAACAGGATATCAAGAAAATAGAATTAAAACCAGTTGCTGGTGTAGTATCTACTTCAAAATCACTTGTTAATTTTGGGGTAGCGAATGTATCAAAAACAATCAAACCAAAAACAAACAAATGGAAAAATATCGGCAAATGGAGAATCACTTATTACTGTGCTGGATGCAACTCCCCTAGAGGAACACACCGTTCAGCTTCTGGGGCAAGACTAAGAAACGGTCACGTTGCCATGAACGGAGTTAAGTTTGGTACTAAAATCAAGATTGGTAAAAAGACATATACAGTTGTCGATAGGGTAGGAAGAAATAGAACAGTAGATATTTTTGTGGGAAGCAGAAGATGTAAATGTTCTGGGTTGCATAGGAAAACTGTCTATAGAAAAGCATAGACATGTCAATAGGAAAGGAAGAAAATTATGATTTATGTTTTGATTGGTGAGAGTGGATGTGGAAAGACAACCACTGCTATGGAACTTGAAAAATTAGGATTGAATAGAGTTATTACATGTACTACTCGACCTATGAGAGAAGGAGAAGTAAATGCTAAGGACTATAATTTCATGTCGGACGAAGAGTTTATCAATGACGAAAAGAAAGGATTATTTGTTGAAACTGCTACCTTTAGAGGGTGGCATTATGGAACTCACTTGGATAGCCTACTTGGAGATGGAGACAAGGTGGTAGTCTTATCACCAGAGGGAGTCAAATCTCTAATCAAGGACAAGAGGATTCCTAATGATTTAATCCGTATCTTTTATATCATGGTTGGTTCATCATATAGGTTGCACAAATTATTGACCACAAGAGATGATGAAACTGAGGTTCTTAGAAGATTTAAAACCGACAAGGAAGATTTTGACAACTTGATGAATGGTGAAATGAAGAATAGAATCATTCCTATCTTCAATAGAGAATATGAGATGACTCCTAATCAAGTGGCTCATGCAATCATTAATGGTTTAATGGTGGCAGAATCCTAAGTGTATTTTTAGAATAGTAATATTAGACCATTAAGCATATAAAGTTATAGTAGAATCAGCAAACAATAAAAGCAAAAAAAGAAGGGGTATAGCCTATGAAATAAATCATAAGTTATACCCCTTTTAGTTTGAGTAAATATCAGTTCGATAATATACAATATTAAATCATATATTATTTTACCATTTTCAGCAATGTATTTCTTCCTACTACTCCGTCATCAACCAATCCATGCTTTCTCTGGAACGCAGCAACCTTAGCCTTTGTATTCTTTCCGTAGACACCATCTACGTCAGCCCCTACTCTCTTCTGTACAAACTTAACCATAGTCTTCTTGCCAATCATGAATCTTTTTAGCTTGACAGTTCCGAAAGAAGAAACAGTCTTTTCTCCACGAATACCGTCCTCTACAAGCTTAGTTTTTGGCTTGTAAGACACATTAAACGCATGTTGGTACTCTTTTACAACACTTGACCCTTTTGGTTTAGGAGCAGCCTTTTTAGCCACATTTACTTTTGCTTTGGCTGGTTTGCTTGCTGGCTTGCTTGTGCTTACCTTTTTTGCAGTAGCAGTTGGCTTAGGTGCAGCAGCTTTAGCCTGTACTTCCACATGCCAGAACACCCATGATACGAATGCCATGCACCAAGGATAGCCACTTCCTCTTACTTCTTTACCGTAGAACCATGTATTGTATTTTACCTTATTTGAGCCAGCTGGACTTTCTTTTGTACCGACTTGTGCTTTTGCTTTTGAAACAACCATGCTCGCAGTGATTAGATTGTCATATTTAGGACGATAGAAACCACGGATATGCTTTGTGGCTCTTACTCGTCTCATTACCTTACCACCATTATCATTGTTTGAAAGGGCTGTATTGCCTTCGATAATTGTGTATGTTCCGTCTTCGTTTTTGGATTCGACAATTCCTGTGTGAGACGCTCTATTCTTGCCAAAGTCCATTAAGGCTACGTCACCTTTTTTACCATGTTTCTTGTCGATAAACTGTCCGTGAGCCTTAGCGTAAACTTCCAATGTAGGACAATACGCAGTTCGTTTCCCACCATTAAACAAATAACTTCCATTATTTGCCATTATCTTCATCTCCTTTCAATTTCTTAGCCTTATCAAGCATTTTCTGTAATTCATCTATGCTCTTCTGAATTTGCTCTTCATCACCACTTGTAAGAGAGCTATGAAAATTGTTAATCTTTTTCTTGATAGGCAAAGGAATATTTACTCCCATCAAATCAATATTCTCAAGGATAGACACTCCTTCCATGAAAAGAATATATACGGATGTACCATAGGTAATCTCTTTTGGTAGCATCACTGCATATACAACAACTGCCATAGCTACAATCAATAGAAATTCACCAATCTTTTTAGCGATACCATCTCGCATTTTAGAACTTTTAACTGTCTTAGTTACCCATGCCTTAGTAAATCCTGTGATAACATCAATCAACATGAGAAATAAAGGTGCTAAAAATACCCAAAAATTATTGACATAATGAATCCCTTTTGCTAGTCTTAGTAAATCTATCATTTTTCAAACAAACTCCCATTTATTAAATTTATTCTAACCAGTCATTCATGAACATTTTTTTATTTTTTAAGATGTGTATTCGCCCCTTGCACATCAGTATAATACAATCAATATTTACACAAGTTTCTTAATGAAACTAAAATGCAATATAATTCAACAATAAACAACCAATAATCAATAGAAAAGAGTAGACTTAGGTCTACTCCCCTTCAAACATTTCTTTCTTTTCTTCCTGTGGAATTTCATCAAGGTCAACATGATTGTCCATATTTGCTACTTCTTCGCTATCTTCCACGTCACCTTCTTCTTCAAGAAGTTCTTCTTCATCCTTGTCAGCCATTTCCTTTTCTAACTGAGGAATAAATTCGTCATTATTGAAATCCTTATTGTAGTTGTTAGTAGAGATTCCTAACATACCACCTAGCATAGTGATAAGTGCCAAGATTGTAGCAGTAATCTTTTCAGTATTCTGAATACCCCAGATTAATCCAACTGCACTTACAAAAGTACCAAATGCTGGCAATCCTTTTGTAGTAAGCCATTTCAACTTATCGTAAGTATCATTTGTCATTTTAAATTTAAACATTATAATATCTCCTTTGTTCTAAAATATATAAGCATGCAATATATAACATATTACCTATGTGATATACTACAAAATGAGATGTATAAAATAAAAGAACATGCAATACACACGTCCTCTTATTTCCAAAATTATTCTTCAATCATGAATGAAATTGCAATAAATTCATTAGGAGAAAGCCCTGTGTCGTCAAGTTCGTCAATCTTGATTTTCTTGATTTTTACATCAGTTTCAGTTTCCATAAGGCTACTATATTCCTCTACGAACTTGCCAAAGTTTTTAGAATTTTTATTTACTATATATGTGTCTTCTCCTTCTTTTTCTTTTTCTCCATACTTTCTTACAAGGTCATTTTTTACATTCTCAAATGTATGAATAGGTTCTGATAATGCCTTAATATTCATTGCTAATGCGAAAGATGTTTTCGCCTTTAGTCCTTGTTTGTCGGCAAGCTTGTTCAATACATCTTCAGCAATCATGATTGAATTTAAAGTTAATTTCATTTATTCAATTCTCCCTTTCATTCTTAATAATTAATTGTGTTAGTAGTCCATGCCTGTAATTTCCTTAAACTCATCTTCAGTAATCCAGTTCTTTAAAACAGCATTTCTAACTTTCTTAATATCCCACATGCCTGTGCGATACCAATATAAAATTTTTTCAAATTTGCTCATAGCTCAACATCTCCCATCATTGCAAGATACTCTAATTTAGCTTCAATATCTCTATCCTTTAGCTCTCTTTCCGTTAAAGGTCTAAGAATAAGGTGTTGTTTACCATCAATTTTAAAATTATTGCAACATGCCATATTTTCATACTTAATGTCGTCAATATACACTTCAACTAAATTTTCGTCCTGTAATTCATCATCAGCTACTTCTACTGATGGAATAATGTTGTTGCCATTTAGTTCAGCTTCAAATTCGAAGCCATCAATAAATTTAACTTTCATATTTATTCTCCTAATATGTTACTAAAATACCTGTTCGCTACGCTCCCACTAAACATGAGAACGGACGAACTCCATAAGAAATAGAAGCAACGTCATATTCCGGATATCCACTGTAAGTTATACACGAGAATGTAGTCGAAGACCTAACATTTGTTAACCAATAGGCTTGTCTGGTATTAATTTTAGTTTGGTCTAGTGCGAATAGCTTAAACTGTGTTTTTTGTGTTCCTGCATCATACCCATTTTGACTACCTACACCCCAAATAGAATGACCATAGACCTGTTCTTCGCTCATAAGCTCGACCCTCATATCTCGCCAAGTCCACCCTGAAGGATTGTTACCACTAACTGCATTTGAATACATACCTCTATGTGTTGGAATAAATTGACTACCAAAAGCGTTGTCAAACATGGTTCTAGCGTTATCCAGATTCGTAGTATACATTTCACTGCCTGTGTAACATCCTGTTGTAATGTTTGTTGAATTCATTTGAGCATTATATAAAGTCGTGTCAGATACGATAACTACATGATGCTTATTAAAGCTTGTATCACCGATATTGTAATAATAATCAAAATCGGCAATTCGCCAATTTACACCGTTGATTGTCCAATAGTCGCCAACAAATAAGTCGTCAAATGTACCACTAGCAATAGCTGCTTTCTGCTCGTCTGTGTAAGTGTCACCTAAATACTTGCCACGATAGATACTTGATGTGCCTTTAATGCTTTTAGTTAATGTGTTCAGTGTTGCAATATCATTAGTATTGGTTGCGACTCTATTACCTAGACTATTGATGCCTTGTCCCATTGCAGACAAGTCTTGCGATAAGCCATTAACCTTATTTTTCGCACTCATCAACTATATCAACAAGAATCTGCCAATGTGAAGGTAAAGGTTCATCTGGGTCAACTCCATCGTCATAGTCTAAGTTGGCATCACCATTAAATCTAAATGTAATCTCATTTGTTGTATATCTCTTTGTACACGCCATGTAATCATGCTTGTCCGTAGCGAATAGAGTCATCTTAAATTCTGGTTGCTTTAAGCAGTCGGATGGAATAGCACATGTGTTATCATTAACTGGCTTGACATATGTATTGCCATTTTTATCATGGAACTGTGTCCAAAGGTGTGGTAAATCCCACCCACTGGTATTTTCTGAACCATTAGTTTTAAACTTAAAACTACAAGAGAGTGTGTTGATAGTACCTGTTGAAGAGTAGCATCTTTGGTCGCAGCTCAACTTTTGTCCATCAACACTAAAATTTATATAATTCATCTTTGACATTCTTTCACTTCTTTCTTCATTAAAAATTCATTCTATTAATAATATTTATGCAAAGTCAGTAACTGATATATTATAAAGTTACCTCTAAATTATCCTACTTTGACAACTCTTAAATCCCAGAAAACCTGTTTCCCAACTGCTGAAGTTTGAGCAACCCCAATATCACAAAAGAAAGTTGAATCACTAGATACTTCTATTAAACCTGTCAACGTTCCTTTCAAGTTATAATAAGGATTAGCAACTTTTGTTTCATAAACAAGTTCAGTATTATTACAAAATATTCTTGCGTAGTAAGTTCCCTCATTGAAAGGAACTGAATATTTGAATACTGCAACATATTTTCCCTTTGGAACATCTATATTACTACTTCTTACTCCTGTCCAAGCAGCAGTGAAAGTTCCGTTTCCTGTAGTTGTCTTATATACAGATAAATTGTTTCCAGTAAAATCTTTCATTTAAATTTTAGCGTAGTGTGGTGTCATTACTTAATTGGTCACAAGTGGATAAAATGTAGCCTGTGATGTTTTAGCCGAATTCAACACTAGATATTGAACTCCTGCATATACAGGAATCCATGCTCTGTTCGGGCCTCCAACATTTGAACTTGGCTGACTTAACGTCATAACTAAAAGGTTGTTATGAGTTACATCCCTTATCTCACATTTCCCTGAATTGTTTCCCCAAATATGGCATATAAGATAACCATCATGA